ATGAAGACGATTATCAAATGTGATTATCGTTTTAGATAAACAGAGGAGCATACCAACAATGCAATTGCTGAGACAAGATATGGCCAGCCTGTTTGTGTCTGAAGGGCAAGACTGGTCGAGCAAGGCGATCATTGCTGCCCTTGATCGCCAGGGCGTAAGCCTGAGTGATTTGGAGAACGAGCTGGGCGTCGGCAAAAATGCGATCCGCAATGTTTTCTACCGTAAATGCGGACGTTATGAAGAAGCTATCGCAGAAAAAATCGGAGTATCACCTTCGATGATCTGGCCGAGCCGCTACTTTTCTGACAGCCGTCTTACGGCTTAACTGGAGGAATTAATGTCTATCTGGTTAACCGCAAAGGAATCTGTCGGCCTGCCTGGTCTTCCTGGTATGGAACACAACATCCGAAATTGTTTGAATAAACGGGTCGGTGATAGCACTGAATTACGTCGCCGCCGCACTGGTTCTAAAGCTTTCGAATATCACGTCGATTGTCTCCCTGAACAGGCTCGTGAAATAGTCAAAGCCCGCCATTACCACGAGGTACTTAAGCAAAGCGGTTGTGCATCTGCATCTGCAGCGCCAAAACGGGAAGTCACCACGACCCGCGATGAACTGGCGTTATTGCGTCAGTGTCCTGTATTGCTGGAGCGTGAAGTTTCCGACCTTACCGAACGCCAGAAACAGATCGCCGATGCGCGTGCATTATTAGCCGCAGAGGTTGAGCGCCTTCGGGATATCGGTATGTCTCGCGCATCGGCGGTTGAGTTCATCGCCAAAGAGTCACGCAAGGGTACGCTGCCGGAGAACATCCAGACTGCGGCTGATATTGCGAATGCCCGTAAAGGCTCCAGCCGTCGTGGCGTGGGTGAAAGAACACTCCAGGAATGGTTGTCTGTTTACCTTTCAACCCGCCCAGGTATCGAACGTCTTGCTTTACTGGCCCCTGGCCATCTTAAAGCGCGTAAGCCTGAACAGATTAAGTGGCTCCCTGATTTTCTCGCGCACTGGCGGAAACTATCAGGCCCTTCCCTGGTGGATGCGTGGCGTTCATTCAAGGCTGAATGGCAGGCTATTTATGCGGGACAGCCAGCGATGCTCGCCGTCTGTCCGTCTTATGATGCCGTTCGCCGGGCGATGGAAAAGTTACCCAAACGTGAACGCGCTCGCGGTCGTATCAGCGGTTCAGCGGCTCTGGCCTTTGAGGTTTACCAGAAACGTGACTGGTCACAGATGCCTGTAAATGGTTGCTGGATTGCTGATGGTAAATCGCTGGATATGAAAGTTGCTCATCCGGTCCATGGCCGTCCATTCACACCCGAACTGACGCTGGTGATTGATGGACGTACCCGCTTCCTGGTGGGCTGGAGCCTAGCGCTCTCGGAGAACGTTATCGCCGTAGCGGATGCCTATCGCTATGCCATGAAATTCCACGGGAAACCTCTTTTCGTTTATTCGGATAACGGTGGCGGTGAAACGAACAAAACGCTGGATGCTGATATCACCGGTATTTTCACCCGCATGGGTATTGATCACCCGACCAGTATTCCTGGCCGACCTCAGTCTCGCGGGATTATCGAACGCCTGAACGCCGTAATACCGAGAGCGATCGCCAACAAATTTGATACTTACAACGGATTCGGGGCCGACCGTGAGCATGTCCGGATGACCGGTCGCGAGCTCACGAGCGTACAGCGTAACGCGCTGCGTAAACTTCCATCGTGGCAGATGCTGCTGGATACCATTGCTGAGGAAGTCGACAAATACAACAACCTGCATGAGCACAGCGAGCTACCAAAGCGTAATGGTGTGCATATGACGCCAGCACAGTACCGTCGCGAGGTTCTGGCCGCTGAGGGTGATGAGATTGAATATCTGACAGATATCGAACTTCGTGAAGCCTTCATGCCGGAAATGTGCCGTACCGCCCAGCGGGGCTGGATTGACCTGATGAATAACCAGTATTTCAGCGCTGACCTGATACAGGTCGATGGTGAGGAAGTCCGGGTTGCCTATGACATCCACGACCCTGCCGCCGTCATCGTTCGCCGCATGGACGGTACTTATGTCTGCACCGCCATCTGGAACGGCAACAAGCGTGCCGCGCTGCCAACCAGCATGATGGATATCGCCGTTGAGAAACGCCGCCAGCGTCGTCTGAAGCGCATCGACGAACAGCGAGAAGAGATTGAAGCAGAGGCACGAGGATTGCTGCCAGAAAGCGATATGTACCCTGATTTCGGCGCGTTAATACCATCAGATGCCGAGCGTATTAATGATGACCGGGAACACGTGTTCCTGTTCGAGTCAGAGCGAGAAGAATGGCTGAAAAGTCAGGGCAATAAAAAAGCGGCCTTCTGACTGGACATCACAGGCCGCTGATTTACTAAAACAGAGGAAGTAATTATGTCAGCTAAAAATGAACTTGTCGAACTGATGAAAGCAAAAGGTCTTAACCAGACGCAGGTCGCCCGCGCTATTGGTAAGAGCTCTGCCGTAATCAGCCAGTACCTGAATAATAAATACGACGGCGATATTGCATCGCTGGAAAACGATATTCGTAGCTTTATCGATCGTCAGCATGAAAAAGAGCGCTCGGCACGTATCAGCGTCAAATTTGTTGATACCCCAACAACGCGCAAAGCCGTTGATGTTATACGCATGGCGCACGTCGAAGGTGATATCAACGTGCTTTACGGCGAAGCCGGTCTGGGCAAGACGATGATTTGCAAAGCCTACGTCTCTAAATACCGGGATGCGTTGCTGATTGAGGCCGACCCTGGCTACACCGCACGCGTAGTCCTGGAAGAACTCTGCAACCTTCTGGGGCTCAGTACCCGCGGCAATATGCATGAACTTAGCGAAGCCTGCATCAACAAGCTGCGCGACTCCGGGCGCGTGCTGATTATTGATGAAGCTGAGAACCTCCCTCTGCGTGCGCTGGAATCTATCCGCCGCATCCATGACAAAACGGGGATCGGCATCGTCCTGGTTGGTATGCCTCGGCTGATTCTGAACCTCAAGGGCAAACGCGGTGAGCTCGTACAGCTCTATAGCCGTGTCGGTTTCGCGCTCAACCTCGGGCATAGCCTGCCGGGTGCTGATATTGACGTCATCGCCAGCAGCGTTCTCCCGGATGGCCTGAATGAAGACCTGAGTAAAGCGCTGTTTAACGCGTCAAAAGGTAATGCCCGCCGACTGTTCAAGCTGCTGCGTGGTGCAGTTCGTACCAGTGCAATGAATGATGTTCCGGTCAGCGGTCATATCGTCAATCAGATAGCTGAAATGCTGATCCATTAATCCGGATTTAAGGTGGTTTTATGCTGACTTTAACATCAGATAACACGCTGGTTTCAGCGCTGTATCGTACCGAAGCTGTCGTCGTTTCCCTCCAGGCTCGTGGCGTGGAAGTGAAAGGTATCGTGGTTCGGGAAGGTCAGCCGGTTATTCGTATTCAGCGCCATTCGTTTTGTGAACATCTGCTGAAAACCGGCAAAGCCTGTTATATCGAGTTTGGGCAGGATAAATCAGGAAAATATAAACAAGGGGTATTTATTCAGGATGGCTGCAAAGTCGTCTGGTCAGAGTCCATTCATTAATAAGAGGGAGATATGGCGAAAATTATTATCAACATTAAGGACAGACCACGCGGTTTCGAAGTTGGCTGTCAGGTCGTTCCCGACGATGGCGACAGCGAGCTGGTCGGCGAAGTAGCCCGGAAAGTGGGTTCAGGTATTGCCGGTCATGTACTGATGAAGGTTAACGAAGTTGTTAAGAAAATCTCACGTAAATTTAAGGAGAAGAAATATGTCCACTGAAAATAAACAATTCACTGAAAAAACAGCGCCAGAGGGTTACTGGATTGATGCCAAGGGTGTATTGACCCCTGTCAGTCTGATTAAGGATACCGACCAGATGCGTGACGATCTGGTGCGTAGCATCGTCGAAAAAGCGACGGCCCTGAATGCTGCGCTGACAGAGTTCAAGCTCAGCGGCTTTTCCGATATCGGAGCCTTCGTTGATATCTCCGCCAGTCAGTACGGCGTCAGCCTGGGCGGTAAAAAAGGTAACGTTACGCTCTACAGCTATGATGGTCGCTATAAGGTTCAGCGTGCCATGCAGGACCGTATCGCATTTGACGAGCGCCTGCAGGCAGCTAAATCTCTGATTGATGAATGTCTGGCAGACTGGACTGAGAATGCACGCCCGGAGATTCGCGCCATCATCACCCGTGCATTCCAGACGGAAAAAGAAGGCGAAGTTAACACCGGCGCGGTTCTGGCATTACGTCGCCTCGATATTACCGACGTTCGCTGGGTCAAGGCGATGGAAGCCATCGGCGAGGCAGTCCAGGTTGTCGGTAGCCGGTCTTATATCCGTGTTTACGAGCGCGTAGGTGAAAGCGATCAGTATCGCGCCATCCCTCTCGATATTGCTGGCGTGGGGGTGTGAGATGGTCATTCTGTTTGATCGTGCTAAATCGGGTAAACCATGCAGCCCTTTCATGTCGTATGCAACCAGCGCTGTCATTGCCGAACAGAACGGCGAGTTTCAACGGGCAGCTGATGCATGGAAGCAGGCATTCAGCCTGGAAAAAATGGAGGTGAACTCTGTTTATGCGGCTTCGCGTATGGAGTTCTGCCGCCACGCTGCGCATCGAGGCTGGGGAGTACCGTATGAAAGCTAAAGAGTTCAACGCCCTTTACCCTAAAGGCAGTTCATTTATCTATCAGCCAGCCACAGGTTTACGCGGTGGCCGTGTAGTCAGAACGGTAGATGTGGCAAATGACCT